ATTTTTGCTGCTAGTAAAGTTATTCTTACTCTAATGAAGAATGAAACAGTTTCATTTGACCAAGCATGGGTTACACAACATGGGGCAATAATTGCAGGCTATGCGCTCTTCAATATACTGCTAAAACAATATGTTCCCACAGTGAGCAACAAACAGCAACCACTATTAAATGATCTGATTAAAGTATCTACTGGTGCGGTATTATCTACTTATGTTATGCAGAAGGCACTACCCGTTAAGGATCTATATGAACTTGGCGGTGTGTTAGCTGGTTTCGTTGTGTTCCATTTATTAACCAAACAATTAGTTGTCCCAGTAGAGAAATTTTCTGATATGGGTGGATTTTCTATTATGTCCAAATAAATATTCAAACATAATAAATAATTAAGGATAGTAATAATAATTTTTAAATTAATATAAAATAATATTAATTTAAAACCAAAAGTATTATTTATAGATATTAATATAAAATGACGGGAGGAATTATACAAATGGTAATATCCGGAAAACAAGATATTTATTTAACTATTAATCCGGAAATAACTTTTTTTAAGAAAGTATATAAAAGGCATACTAATTTTTCTACAGAATTAATTGAAATTTTGCCAGAACAGACAATTAATTTTAATGATGAGTTATCATTTATTTTAAATCAAGGTGATGCAATACATCGATGTTATTTTGAAATAACATTACCATCATATAGTTTCTCAGATAAATATATTACTAATACTAAATATATAGAAAGGAATAAATTAATTATATCTAATTTAACTACACAGTATAATTCTTATAAAACATTATATAATAATTTAAAAGGTTTTGTAGATGTTGAAAGTAATTTATATAGAATTTTATATAATATTTTACAAACAGAAAAGAACAAGTAACATCATTTAATTATAAAAATAAATTAACAAAAGATTTATATAAAACAAAAGTTGATGAAACTATATTAAATGAAATTAATATATCTACATATATTTCTAATTTAACATTATTAGTTACAAATGCTACAACATATGATCCGCAAATATTTATATCAAAAACAGATATTATTAATACAATTAATATTTATTATAATCAAATGGTTTATTACTTGAATTATTATAATGATCTAATAAATGAAACACAAACCAAACTAGATGAAATGATACAACCAAATCAAATTAATTTTAATTTTGCAGAATATTTAGGTCATAATTTTTTTGAATATGTAAAATTAGAAATTGGCGGTATTCAATTTGATAAATATACAAAAGATATTTTACACATTCAACAGATGCATAATGTATCACCAGATCAAATGCCTAATTATTTAACTATGATAGGACATACACCAGATATGATAACATATAATAATAATATTAAAGGAAATAGAAAAATTTTAGTTCCTTTAATATTTTGGTTTAATAAAAATCCTGGGGCGAGTTTGCCAATTGTTGCAATGCAATATTCTACCGCAGTAATAAATGCTAAACTAAGTAATATTTCAAAAATAATATGTTTTGAAAATTATGAAAAAAATTATTTAGATGTAATAAATGTAACTGTATCTAATCTTACAACTTTTATATTAAATACAAATTTAAAATATAATTCTTATACTATTAATGTTAATAATAAATCAATTAATTATGTATGTAATACAATTAATGCTGAATTATTATTATTAAAATTTCCTGAATTAAATGATACACAACGAGCACTTGTATTAAAAACGAATGGAACATATAGTGGTTCTGGTCATTCAACAGATGGTTTAAATTATATTATGAATAAAGATCAATGGTTTCATTTTTTAATGACTATTACTGATGATAAATATACAGATTTTATATCAAAAATGATGTCCTATTACCCTTATATTAATTATAATTTATATAGTAGTAGTATTGAAGTTCCTGATATAAAATTAATATGCGAAGCTGTATTTTTAGACGATATTGAAAGAACAAAATTTGCAGGAGGGAAACTAGAATATATTGTTGAACGATTTGTGTCAGACACATTCACAATAAAAAATACAGATTTTTTTGATTGTGAATTATCTTTTAATAATCCATGTAAAGAACTAATATGGTATATTCAACCTAATTTATTTATAGATGGGTATTCACCATTTGGACAAAATTATGAATTAAAATTTGATATAAATAACTATACTAATAAAAATATATTAATTAAACAACAATTTATATTAAATCAATTAGATGTATTATTATATAATGTTGATAATAATTATTATACAAATGTTTTATCTTATAAATTTTTAAATAATACATTACCTGATGGACTTTATTATCATCCATTTTGTTTATATCCAGAAGAAACTCAACCATCCGGAACATGTAATTTTAGATATATTAAAGGAAAACAATATAATGTAATTCTTAATTCATTATGGTTAAAAGAATATTTAACACAATTAAAAACATTATTTACTTCAACAAACACAATTGATATTAAAAATACATTAATATTAAAAATGATTGGTAAAGTATATGATATGTTTGTTGTGACACATGGGCAAGCTAAAATAATATTTAATTAAGATAGTATATAGTATTCATATGTAATAAATTATTGTGAGATATAATATTTATTATATTATTTAGTTTAACATTGGTTAAATTATATAAATTAAATAATTTTATTAAAGTATCTATTAATTTTGTAATTTTATTATATGTAATTCTTATATATTTTATTATGTAGCTATGCGGTAATTTATAAAAATCTTTAACAGTTATTAATGGTATTTGTAATGATACACAAATATCTTGATCAAATATAGCTAATATACATATTAATCTTTCAATAACTTGTGTTATAATATATTCATGATTTGTATTTTTACTAGCAAATAATAAAATCAATTTACAATAGAATGGTTCTTTACATTTTGCACAATCATAAATACTATTAAATCTTTCTTTTAGCTTTAATAAATAATAATATTGTTCATATGATAATAATTTCCAAAATAAATCATTTTTATAATGTATACGCCATTCATTTATTTTTTCTAATATTTCGTTTCTATTTACTGTTAATCTATAAAAATTTAATATAATAATACATGATAATGGATAATCTATTAGTATATTCATAATATGATTTATATTGTATGCTAATAAATAGCCTTTATTATTTTTGATAAAATTTCTTATCATAAAACTTAATTCATTGTCAGTTAAACTACCATTAATGGTTATTGTATTTTTATGTAATAATTTATATAAAAATATTCTTAAATTATTCATACTATATAAGGATATAAAAAAATTGATAAATATATATAAAAATATAATTATCAACTATAACAACAATAAAAAGTATGACAAGTAAATCTGATGCTGAGAAATATAATAAAATTGGACAAGTTGAGCATATATTACTACGTCCAGATACTTACATTGGTGATGTTGAACAAACCACCGAACTTATGTGGATATATAATAAAGAATCGCAAGATAATGATGAAACAGTAAAAATCATTAAAGATACTGTTACATATACACCGGGTTTTAGAAAAGTATTTGATGAATTATTAGTAAATGCGCGGGATGCATCTGAAAATGATCCAACATGTGATACAATTAAAATTAATTATAATATGGATGAAGGATATATAAGTGTTTATAATAATGGAGATATTGGTATTCCTGTTGAAGAACATCCAGTGCATAAAATACTTGTTCCAACAATGATATTTGGAGAATTATTAACTAGTTCAAATTATGATGATAGCGAGGCGCGAACAACCGGAGGAAGAAATGGATATGGAAGTAAATGCGCAAATATATTTTCAACACGTTTTATTGTTGAAATTGATGATGCTAAAAGAAGCAAACGTTATAAACAAGAATGGACAAATAACATGTTTCAAATTGGAAAACCATCTATTACAAAATTACCAGCTAAAACGAAAAGTTCTGTTAAAATAACATTTTATCCTGACTTTAAAAAATTTAATATGAAAGGACTTGATGAAGATCATTTATCTTTATTCTATTGTAGAACAATTGATATTAGCGGAACTAGTAATAATAAACTTAAAGTATTTTTTAATGATACAAAGATAGAATCTAATAATTTTAAATCTTATATTGAGTTATATTATCCACCGAAACAATGTGAATTATATTATGACATTCATGAACGATGGCAAGTTGGCGTTATTTATAAACCAGATGCAGGTGGTGATGTGATCAGCTTTGTTAATGGTATTAATACATTTAGAGGTGGAACACATTGTAATCATGTAATGGATAATATAATCAAAGTATTAATTAATGATTATATTAAGAAGAAAGATAAAGATATTAAAATTACTCCATCTATATTGAAGGAAAATTTAGTCTTTTTTATTAATTCAGTTATTATTAATCCAACATTTAGTTCTCAAACAAAAGATACATTAATGAGTAAAGTAGATAAATTTGGTTCAAAATATGAACCATCTGTTCCATTTTTAAAGAAACTTGCAAAATGTGGAATTGTAGAACAAGTTATTAATCTTGCTAAATTTAAAGAAAATGCTGGATTAAAAAAAACAGATGGGAAAAAACAAGTTAAAATATCGGGTATTCCTAAATTAGAAGATGCTAATAAAGCAGGATCAAAAGATTCTGATAAATGCACATTAATTCTAACAGAGGGAGATTCAGCAAAAGCTACAGCAATGGCAGGATTAGGTGTAGTAGGTAGAGATTATTATGGAGTGTTCCCGTTAAAAGGTAAGTTATTAAATGTTCGAGAAGCTGGTGCAGCACAATTACTTGCTAATGAAGAAATTAAAAATATTAAAATCATTTTAGGATTAAAACAAGGTGAAGATTATTCAACAGAAGATAAATTTAATACTCTTAGATATGGTCATGTTTTGATGCTTACAGATCAAGACACCGATGGTACACATATCAAAGGATTATTTATTAATATGTTGCATAGCTTGTGGCCTTCACTTGTTAAAAAAGAGTCATTTGTTCAAAGTTTAAATACACCAATTGTTAAAGCAGTAAAAGGGAAAAATACTATTACCTTTTATAATTTATCTGATTATGATAATTGGAAAGCTACACCAGATGCAAACAATTTTAAAATTAAATATTATAAGGGGTTAGGAACATCAACAACTCTTGAAGCAAAAGAATATTTTGATAATATTGAAACAAAATTATTAAATTATATTTGGAAAAATACTATTACAGAACAAACAGAAACACCAATTGTTATTTCTACTAAAAAGAAAAGTAAAACAAAATTAATTACAGAAACAGTTGAAGAAACAAGTGATAATGCATCAAGTGAAACATTTATTCCTATTCATGATGATGATGATGCTATAAGATTAGCATTTGATAAATCAAGAGCGAATGACCGTAAAAAATGGTTAATGGCATATAATAAAAATATAGTTCTTAATTATGAACAAAAAATAATTCCTTATTATGATTTTATTCACAGTGACTTGATACATTTTTCTAATGAAGATTTATACAGGTCTATTCCATCAGTAATAGATGGACTTAAACCATCTCAACGTAAGATATTATATGGTGCTTATTTAAGAGGTTTAGATAAAACAGAAGTTAAAGTTGCACAACTTGCTGGTTTCGTATCAGACAAAGCTGCTTATCATCATGGTGAAATGTCGTTGAATGGTGCAATTATAGGTATGGCGCAGAATTTTGTTGGATCAAACAATATTAATATATTAGTGCCGGCTGGACAATTTGGAACAAGATTAAAAGGTGGTTCAGATGCTGCATCATCGCGTTATATCTGGACAAGTTTAGAAAAACTAACATCACTAATTTATAATCCATTAGATAATCCAATATTAAAACAACAAGATGAAGATGGTGAACCAATTGAACCAGAATTTTATGCACCAATTATTCCAATGATATTAGTGAATGGTGCAGCAGGTATTGGCACTGGATTCTCAACAAAAATACCACCATATAATCCACTTGATATTATTAAAAACTTGAGATTAATATTAAAGAATAAAGAATGTGAACCAATGGATCCATGGTGGCAGGGATTCAATGGCACTATATCAAAAATAGATGAATATAATTATGAGATTTATGGTTCATGGTCTATTAATGGTAATAAATTAACTGTTACTGAATTACCTGTTGGTGAGTGGACTAGTAATTATAAAGAATTTTTAGAGAAAATGTTAAATGATATTCCATTACGAAGTCAAGTAGATAATAAGAAAACTAAAAAAGTTAAAAAAGAAAATCCATTTATTTCGTATAAAGATAATAATACAGATTCTAAAGTCCATTTTGAATTAACATTTGAAGATGGTTATTTACAAGATAATTCAGAAATAGATAAATTATATCACTTGTATAAAAAGTATTCAATTACAAATATGCATTTGTATGGACCAGAAGGACATATTAAACATTATAATACAGTTAAAGATATCATTAAAGATTATTATAAAATACGTTTAGCATTATACAGTGATAGAAAAGCATATCAATTAGCAATTATTGAACATCAATTAAAACTTATTAGTTATAAAGTTAAATTTATATTATTAGTGGTTAATAAAAAATTAGAAATTAATAATAAGAAAAGAAGTGATATTGAAGAACAATTAATTAAAGCAAAGTTCCCACAACTAGCACGATCAAAAGATGATGATAAAGTATCATATGATTATCTTTTAACAATGCCCATTTATAATTTGACTATGGAAAAGATAGATGAATTAAAACAACAAGAACAAGATAAAGAAACCGAATATAATACCCTTGATAGTAAATCACCAAAAGATATATGGATCAGTGAATTAAATGTTTTAGAATCAGAATATACTAAATGGTATGAATTAAAGATTAAAGAAAACACACCAATTACTAAAAAGAAAAAGACGAAAAGTGTTAAATAAAATATCTAATTAATAATATATGGCTAATAAAGATATTCCAAAAGAATTATTAGATAATGGTAAAAGTGTTTTTAGTGAAATATTTCAATTCCGTTTCTTTATTAAATTAATCATTCTATTTATTTTATATTTAATTTCTAATTTAATTTTTGATAAAATTAATGAAGATGAATTAAAACGTATTTTTGAAAATAATCCAACATTAACTATTGAATTACCAAATAATGTAATATTTAAATTATTAATAACATTATTTATGATTATTACAAGTAATTTTATATATATAATGTTTATAAAACCACTTATAAAAAAAAATTGAAATAAAAAGTGTTTACTTATGCTTATTTAAAAATATATATTAAAGAGTTGATTCAATGTGTTTAAACTGCAAGTGCCGCGTTCACCAGTTGGGTCGCATCCCTACAGACGCAGAACGCCGGGTGGTTTGTCAATCGCCTAATTCTGATTACGTTTGTGTGATCAATGGACATCGCGTCGTGTTGCCGGCATTGTTGCCGGCTCATCGTCATACGCCTCGTCGTGCAGATCCTCCGAAGAAGCAATACTTCCAAGGAGCATGGCGTTACTTGACTGGATGGCGAGTGAACCATTGCTGGCACGGTGAGGAGTGCTGGAGCCAAGGAGTCAAGTGCAAGCGAGACCATCCGATCATGCTCACATGGGGTTTCCGTCATTGTCGCAAGGGCGTCCACTGTGCTGACTTGACCTGTTGCAAGGTGCATCCGCCGCGCTGACTCGACCTGTCGCAAGGTGCATCCACTGTGGCGACTCGACCTGTTGCGCCTATTCACTAGCAAAAAATAAATTTTTATTTTAAATTAAATTATAAAAAAATTGATATATATATTCATTTTATATATATATTCAAATACAGAAGCTTTAATGAAACTGGATATGTAACACCATGTAAAATAGATGATAAAAATATATTAAATACCTAGTTCATATTTTAATTGCAAATATTTATTTTTATATTTTAAATATTTATTACGCAATATTTGTTCATAATGTCGTGCAAACTCATTTAATAATCCCATTATAATCTGTTCAAATCGAAAATTAACTGGTGGGTTCTCCAGTATAAAGATTCCATGTTCTATAAGTATTCGCCGGATTTGTCCATCTGCATATCGAAGATGTGTTGATCCTGCAGGTGTCCTCGATGCACCTATGTGAAAACTTATATGCGCATATTCAACACCGAGTGCAAATATGGTTAAATAAATATCACCAGTACCTCCTACACGATGGTTTACTGTCCACATGGTACCAGCATCTCCACTTTGTAGTTGATTTCGGATCATATTTGCTAAATTAGCGACATTTGTCGTGAGCTCAGGATAGTTAAGGCTTCGAGATGCTGAGATATGGCGATGAGGATCATTCCAAGCCATTTATATATAAATATTTAGATATTTAATTTTTTATTAAATATCTAGATATTTAATCTAAAAATTTTTTATAATGTACTTGAGACACTGTATAATAGCCTCTATTCAGACAGTATAGATTTATGCCATTGTCGTGATGGAGATCCACAGCAGTGGCTTATGTATAGCAAAAAATAAATTTTTATTTTAAATTAGAAAAAGATAAGGAAAAAAGAAAAGTTATGTATAAGGAACTAAATGAAGAAATTAGAAATCTTAAATCTGATTTGATTAATAATAAAATACTTGATTCAAAAAGTGAATATCATGATTGGATTAATAATACTAAAAAATATTTATATCCTGAAAAAATAACTAAAACTATTGCTTACGATGTTAAAATACATCCAGAAAAATATTTAATACATGCATTTTATATTAATTCAAAGATTGAAGAATTAGGAAGAAAAATTTTTCAAAATAGTATAAATATACTATTTTGAAATTATCCATAATTTGAAAAAATAATTAAACCCAAGACCATTTATAATTTAAATATGTTTCTTTTTTACCATTACATACATCAGTTATAAAACCATTAAAACTTTTCCTTCCTAAATATAAATAAGCATCTCTTATAGAATTAAATTGTTTTATAATCTCATTTGATTTATGTTCAATCATATTTATTTTTTTTCCTAAACTATGTTTTGTATTATCCGATGGTGAAACCCATTCCAAATTATTAATATTATTATTTAATTTATTTTTATCAATGTGATTTACAGTATTATTTTTGTTATTTATATTTTTTATAAAAGTATATGCTACTAATCTGTGAACATACAATGATTTATTAATATTATTGTCAGTAATTAAATTAACTGATAAATATGCACCTCTAACCATTGGTTGTATTATTTGTCCTTTTAAATTAATAACTGTTCCATTTTCATTTATTTTATATTTTGAAAATGAATTATTATCTATATTTTTAATAGCAATATAATCATCTATCTTATTATCTCTATCTTCATATTTCCATATAAATTTATATGCTGTTTTTTGTTTTCCTAAACAACAATTTGTAATATTATTACAATTGGTAATAATAAATTTTTCCATTAATTCTTTACGAGAATTCCATTTTTTTATAATATTATTATTTAAATCATATTGTATTATTGTTTCATGATTTATTAATTGTTTTTTTTCTACATTTAAACCATTAATTGACCTACTTACTTCCCTTAAATTTGTTATATTATTGTTTAATTTATTTCTATCAATATGGTCAATAACCATATTTTTCTCACATTTTTTATTATTAAAAATTTCAAATACCAACCTATGTATTACTTTTTTGACTGGTTTATTATTTTTGGATAATGTAACAGCATAATATCCACTTTCATATAATGAAGGCTTTAATATTCCAGAATGTAATGAAAAACATATACCATCTGATGATATTTTATAATTATCATAACCTGGAATATTTTTCCATTTTTTTGTTGAATCAGTTAATATTTTATCATCAATATTATTAATTTTAATAACATCTGATCTTTTTACTTTTTTTAAATTTGAAATATTAAAATTACTATTATCATTATCAATAAATATTATTTTGTCTTTTATATCAATTGGTCCATTAAATGTTTCATATATAAACCTTGAAACATTCTTTTTAATTATTTTATTATTATTTGTAATTAAATTAATTTTATAGTCATTATCATTACTTGAATAATACGGATTTATATATTTATTATTTTTTGTATTAAGTATCTTTCCATTATCATAAACTATGTAATTTAAAAATTCAGGATTAATCTTATTCATTATTATAATATAAGTAATTTATCTTTAAGTATGAATAATAGTAAAGAATAACTCCAAGAAAGTAAATAATACCACAAAGAAATAATATTGTTCCTAAAAATATTGTATTAAATACATCAGGAATTGCTGATTATATTGGTAATAAATATCCTAAATTATTTGATTATCCTAAAAGTGAATTAGTTTTACATTGTAAGCAATATCAAAAACATATTTGGAGTAAAATACTAAAATTAGAAAAAAGAAGTATATTTAATAATGATGAGTATGTTTTTTATAATCAAATAACAACTGATGGATTTAGTTGTTGTTTATTATTTATCCTAAAAAAATATAAAGATAAAGAATATGGTGATAAATTACCTAAATGTATTCAAGATGAATGTGATATAAAAAATGTTAATAGTTTAACCAAAGATGAATG